TTTGATAAATGGTTTATATATGACAATAGATGATACTGATAACGTGATACTGGGAACTAACAATACCGTTTGGTCATACAGTGCTTCCAATTCAACATTGCAATTGTGGAAACAAAAAACGAAATTTTTGTGTTTACGGAACGACTGCACTGATCGAGGAGGTACGTTAATTGTAACGGATGAGTTAAATTCTGATTACACAAATAGATTTATGTTGTTGAAAGATGCATTGGTAGACAAAACATGTCAAATGTACTATGTCCAAAGTCAAAGTACTCATAATGACCTGGTGTTAAGTCATCAAAATGTTCAAACATTTGAAATAGCTTCATATAATCCTCAAGATCATAAAAACTATTGGATATGGATTGTTGCAATTGCATTGGTGCTTATCATAATTTTGATTGTATTTATAATGCTCAGGAAAAAAAAACATCAACTGTTAGATACAAACTTTAGTTGAACAATTAAAGGAGTTCTACATTGAATTGGTGCGGTTGTCTGTATAAGAATTGAATTTTGTAATTCAGTATTAGTCAGTTTATTTGTGATATCCAGTCTGTGACGAGAATATTGCTTTTGTAATTGCAACGGTTCATTCAATATGGACACATATGTACCATCATTTTCGGATTGTAAAACATCAAGTTTAATTTCTTGCTTCATGTTTTCTAGATCGCCCCATACATTTAATTCCACACAACGACTTGACACATATGGGCATAATACAAAATTCCAATTTGGTTTGTTGTTGTGATCTAAAATTGTCACTTGTTGTATATGTGGTTCTATTTTGATCAGCTTATCATAAATATGATAACTAATAACTGGAAAAAAAAGTAAAATAACTAAAATTAACATTTCTACTAACATAATTAAAACTGATGTTTTTAATTATGAATTTTTATTGTCTGTTACGTAGATAAACGAACATATTGTGATAAATTACCATTGTGTAGGACTGCTACTTCGTTCTTTTTGGATGCAATATATTCTTCATAGAGACTTGGACGTTTGGACTGTGTCACTGGTGTTTGAAATATTTGTTTTTTCTTGGATTCATAAATTATGAGAGTTTGTGGAACAAATGGTGGCATCAAGACTGTATTATGTACAAAGTCAAAATGATTTCTAAATTGTGTGAGTGTCAAATCACCTCCATATTTCTTTAGTCGTATTCTTGGAGGCGCTGGTTTACTTTGACATGATACTTGAAACACATTTTGTAACATATGATTGAACATCAACATACGTTCATTGGTTATATATGGATCATGTTCTATTAGATAAGCCTTAGCACAATTTACACTACAAAAGATACCAAATGTTCTATAGATATTATCTTCTGTATTGTGTGTGTCTACAATTGGAATTGGGACACTTGTGAAGCTTTCACCGCAATGCCAGCAACAAATGGTGGTGGTACGTGGCCAGGATTCTTTGAATTCTGGATGTGTACATAACGGATGATAGCACATATTTTTCTCATCTGTTTGTAGTTTTTTGTGCACAAAAGTAATACAGTTCTGTTCAATGGGTATTAATTTTGTATCATCTGTCAAATACAATTGTTCGTTATTTACAAATAAAGTGCTTTGCATTTTCTAGTTTATATCCTTTACACTTTTCCACAATTATACATGGTAGCATTATTTTTTTGTTTCGTCTCGCTTATGAAACGGAACTTGTCACCAGATCGTATTTCGGAAACAGGTATCAAAAAAAATAAAAACAGTCGGTCTTTGGTATATTCAATTGTAATTACTAACTGCGTGAGTTTTTGTTCCCAAATAGATGTACTGACAACCGCACTGGAAGATATTCGATTATACATAGTCAAAAATGAAAGAATGACAACATGTGACATCGTCGATGATGAAAAAATACCATTCACTGGTATTGTATATCAAGAAATTGATTCTACTAGAATTGCTGCGGCCATTGGACGTTATCAATGTGACAACATAGATATCAGCGAAGATGCTACGGAAAACGATCGATGTATTTCTGTCAATTTGAAAAGTTTTTTGAAAAACTTGAAAAATATACCTAGTGAGTACACAGTCGAATTGAAGAAATATTCTGATCAAGAAAAATTGATCATTAAAGCATTTTCGGTAGATACACGGCACGTACGTTATTCTTCAATAAATTTGATTGATATCGATTCGGAAAAGATGAATTTTGACCAATGGCCTTCGACTTGGATCATTGAAGTCTCATTCTTTGATTTTATCAAAGCAGCCAAAAATTTGGATTCGAAATTTGTGCGACTACGTATATTTAAACATCTGACAGCACCTTCGTCAATTTTATATTTTGTTCTACAAGCTCACGGTATCGACTCAAGTGTAGAAGATACCTTTGTTAGTCAAACCCAATCCAACAATATTATAGTCAAAAACGATGAATTATGCTGTTTTGGTGAATATGCCCCTCATAATACTTCAATATGTGACGTGAAGCCTCTGCTGGACTCCTGTTTTAGTCTCACATATTTGCATAATTTTTTAAAGGCAACTGAGCGTAAACGTGTGATATTACGACTTGGAAAGCAAAACAGTCATCCGTTATTGTTATATTCGTCGTTTGGTAATAGATCTTATACTGCCTTTGTCTTAGCTGCCAAAGAAACTGACGGTTTAAACTATACGGACACAATAGACAGTTTCAAGAATTAATATATAAAAACAAAAAGTTGTATTATATGTCATTTCGTGTCAGCACCAAAAAACGAAAATCTCAAAATTTTTTGGCATTTGTGCAACATAAGAGAAATAAAATTATACAGACAAATGTAGCTAATGTGGGTTCGAATACAAAAACGGATTCTCAATGTTCATTAAAACAGTTTGATAAACGTCTGACACCATACTTAGAATATTACTACCGTAACCCTAACCATAAGGATTATTTGATTGATTTGTACAGTAACGGACAAGTAAATAATATACAAAGTAGTTTCAACAATTTGTGCACCGAATGTAATCATGAATTACTTTATGATTTTAATCTGGCATCAGATATATGCACAAATTGTGGGTTTACATCTCAACATACAGATTGTACTATTTTGACAACATGTAAAAGCTATGAGCTGGAATATAATTCATTTGCATACAAACGACTGAATCATTTCAGAGACACTTTAAGAAATATACAATGTAAAAATAACAAGCATGTACCTCAAAGCGTGCTTCATAATATAATGGACGAATTGTACAAAAAAAAAATTCAGATTGACAACGTAACAATAGAAGACATACGCCTGATTGTTAAACAGTTACATATACGGGAGTTTTATAATACAACTGTACAAATCTGGTGTAAAATAACTGGAAATTCAAATTTATGTCTACATCCCCAAATTGAAGAAAAATTAGTACTCATGTTCATATCTATTCAAGACGCATTTCATAAGGTATGTCCATTAGAACGCAAAAATTTTTTATCCTATCCATACTGTTTGTACAAATTTTGTCAGTTATTGAACTATAAAGAGCTCTTGCATTTTTTTCCCCTTTTAAAGAGTAAGAAAAAATTACAACAACAAGAACATATTTTCAAACAAATCTGCAAATACAAGCAGTGGGATTTTATTAGTATAGGAAAAATTTAAAGTTGTACAATAAAAGCAACAAAAATGGGTGATATCAAAAAATTTAATATGAGTGCGGTGGAAAAAAACCGAATTTGGTTGATCATCGGTGGCAGAAACACAGGTAAAAGTGTCTTGCTTGAAGATATTTTGTTTAACATATCTAAAAACCTTGATTTATGTTGTTTGATGTGTCCGACCTTACCAACACGTAAACAAATGCTCAACCATATGCCGTCAATGTTTATACACGATCGATATGATTATGATATGGCACAATCCTTCTTTGATGTTGCAGAAGAAATGACAAATAAAAACAAAACTAGATATTTGGGTTTGATAATTGACGATTGCGTATTTGATAAAAAAATCATGAACACTGAGACCCAACGAGCCTTACATTTAAATGGTCGACATATTAACACAAGTTTGTTTGTAACCACCCAATATTGTATGACCACACCAGCTGTCATAAGAGGTAATATTGATTATGTGATTGCATTAAAAGAGCCAAACAAGAACATTCGTAAAAAATTATACGAATATTATTTTGGTATATTTCCTAATTTCAAAGCATTTGAAAATTTGTTTCAAAGAATTACGAACAATTATGGATGTTTAGTGTTTGATCGTACACAGCCCACAAACAGTTTAGCAAATTGTGTATTTCATTACAAGGCTACATATCCTGTTCCAGAATTTAAACTATGTAAACCAATTTATTTTTACCTGGAATCTGTTTTGAAACGAAAATCAAACCATCAAAAATGAGACCTGTTACATGCTTCACATGTAATCAACTTGTCATGTTTTACAAATACAAAATATATGATAATCAATAAAAATACAATACTAGTCACACTAATACCTACCGCAGTTGGTACTTGGCAAACATAAATATACTTTAAATACAGATAAAACCCAGTGAAAAAGAGAAGTATACGCAATAAAAATTCGAGAATTGAAAACATTTATCGGGCTACCGAATGTTTACAATTATCACAACATTTTTTTTTGCTGATTTGAGTTTTCTGCTCGTGACTTAACTTTTCAGAAAAATATTTTAAAAGGTGAGACCTGCGACACTCAGTAGTACTTTCACAGTACGTCTTCATGTCGTTTAATAATCTTATTTCTTGTTCTACAACATGTGTTGTTCTATGCTTTTCTTCTTTATCTAAACGATTAATTAAAAGATTTTTTATTAGACTATAGTCAATTGGTGCATAAAATATTACACTCTTACACAACCAACCATCACGACCACCTCGTCCACTTTCTTGATAATACTGGTCTATTGATTTTGGCAAATCAAAGTGGTACACAAATCTAACATTTGATTTATTGATTCCTAAACCAAAAGCTAGAGTGGCACACATAACTTGTATTCGATCATCTGTCCACAGCAATTGACGTCGAGTACGTTCCCAAGTTTGTAAACCACCATGGTAGTACTCACAAGATATTCCTTGTTTACGACACATTTGAGCAACATTTTCGCATTTTTGCTTGGTCGCGCAATATATTATTCCACATTGATTTGGATTATTTGTTTTCAAAAAATCAATTAATTGTTGTTTTGCTTGTTTTTTATTGGTCTTGTCATATTTTTTATGTACAACACTATAAAAAATATTTGGTCTATTCAGACTAACTCGAATTATGTTTACTTTTTTTTTGTAGAGTATTTTTTTTATGTCATCTAAAACTTGGTAGGTAGCAGTAGCAGTAAACGCATGTTGTGGCAATGTGGGATGTTTGTTAACAAAAAAAAGGCACGAACTCACATAGTTTTGTCTAAAATCATGCCCCCACATACTTATACAATGAGCCTCGTCGTAAATAACATATTTAATCAAATCAAGTTGTACCAAATGATTAATTAACGCCGTCGTACTTAATACCTTTTCTGGTGACATGTATAATATTTTTATGTTACCTTCTAACACATTAGAAATGACCTGTTGATTATGAAGTGCATTGTCTCTTTCACTTTTTAACATTGCAGCTGGAATATTTAATCTTTTCATACTGATTACTTGATCTTGCATCAAAGATATTAATGGAGAAATAACCAAAATCATACCAACCATAAGTGTAACGGGTAATTGAAAGCAAATCGATTTACCACTTCCTGTTGGCATCAACACTATACAAGATGAATTCATATTAATAGCACCCATAACAAGTGTTTGCACTGGACGTAATTTTGATATGTTAAATACATTTGCAGCCTGTGCATGAATAGAAATTGACATAGACAATGTTAGTATAATTTTATTTTCTAGTTAGATTTATTTTTCTTTCTAGTACTCCTTGATTGATACACAAAACATTGATGGACAAATATTTTCGTTCACTGACACCGACGTGTTTACCAGAATTTCTCAAATTTGTTGTATATTCCTGGGAATTATCTGAGAAAAAACCTTTGTGTATCACACACAGCGACTGGAAAAGAAATACAAGTAATGAGTTTGTGACAGGTTTATTTCAAGAACGCGAAAAATATGGACAAAGTATGGTATCCTTATTTGGTCGTGATTTACATAATCGATCTATATGTGTTCATATCCCATTTTATCATCGCATCATCCTTGAAGTCAAAGATTCATCAAGCAATCGGTATGTGCAATGGTATCTGAATGATTATTTTTCCAAACAGGTACCTTATTATAATACCAATAAGGTGACATGGCGTTTTTTTGACCATTATAAATCAGACAAATTTTATGTTGATGAAGAAAGCAAAGTTCCACAATATCAAAATTTTCAATTTCTGGAGATTTATACCTACAACAAATCATTGAAGTATAATGTATTACGAGCTCTAAGGAAATCTTCTGGCCTAAAAATTGATATTGTACAGCACGAATCTTTTGTACCACCAGTGGCTCAATTTCTCAACACTCACAATATGTCTCCATCGTGTGCTTATCAATTTTCTCGATATCGTCAATTGACTGGTCAAAACCGAATGACTTTCTGTGACATTGAAGTGTTTTTACCGTATCAACCAAAACAACCAACACCATTTATAAAAATTGATATGGTTTCAAATGTACGACCGTCAGTGTTAAGTTTTGACATAGAGGCATTGCCGCATAAAGAAAAAGATGGATCATTGAAGTTTCCGAATGCTAACAATATGAGCAATCCTATCATATGTATTTGTATGATATTTCGTGATTGTGATGGTCAAGTTTTCAAGTACAGTTTAAGTCTTGAAGATCATATACCATGCAGTGGAGGAGTGGAAAAGTATGTATTTGAAAATGAAGCTAACCTACTGGAAGCATTTCGAGACCTCGTCGTTCTTTTACAAGTGGATATCTTCATACATTATAATGGAGATATGTTTGATTGGTCTTATATGTACACAAGAGCTCAAAAGTTATGTCCTCATGGTAGATTTGCTTATTTTGGTAAGCTATGTACTCTAAAGACTCATATCAAAGAAGTACATTTTCAAAATAAAGCACATGGAAGTCAATTGAGTAAACGTCCAAGACTCTATGGTATCATCAATTTGGATGTTTACACAGTGATACGAAGAGGTAATTACAAAAAACTTGATAGTTATCGCTTGAATAATGTGGCAAATGAATTTTTGCAACATACCAAATTGGATTTACCTATACCATTGATGACTGAACATTGGCTCAGTGGCGATATGAAATTACGACAACAAGTGATTGAATATTGTGTTCGTGATAGTGAATTGCCGTTGGAATTAGTCGACAAATTGAATATCATATCGGATATATTGGAAATGGCAAGTATTACAGGTGTGTTCATGCAACAACTTTTGGTACGGGGTCAAATGTTTAAAGTTTTATGTCAATTATTCATTTTTGCGAGACGAATGAACTTTGTATTGGGAAATCAACACAAAGGATCTGATGACCTAACTTCTTTTCAAGGAGCTTGTGTCTTGCCTGTTCTATCCGGAGTTTATGATAACGTGAATACTCTGGATTTTCAATCACTTTATCCAAGTATCATAAGATCTATGAACTTTTGTTTTGCTTCTCGAGTTATGAATACGTCTTTTCGACATCCGCACATTAAATATGTGGACGTAAAATGTGAGGGTCGTACGTATACATTTCAACAAACCTTACCTGGAATTTTACCACAGATGATAACCGTATTGTTGACAGCAAGAAGTAAAACAAAACGATTGATGAAAAAGGCATTGAAGAATCAAGATACTCAATTGGCAAAAATTTTGAACTCACGACAATTGGCATATAAAATATCGGCAAACTCTATGTATGGGTTTACAGGTGCTCCGACTAGTAAGTATCCATCGTTACCCATTGCAGCGTGTGTGACTGCAATTGGCAGACAAATGATTCATATCAGTAAAGAAATAGCAGAAGATAAAAAAAATGGATGGACCGTCGTTGCTGGTGATACGGACTCTATATTTACGTATAAACCAAATATTACCCTACAACAAGCTTTTGATTTGGGAAATGAATTAGCCTTAAGTATTTCTACACAGCTTCAACAAAAATTTGGAGCATATATCTTTTTGGAATTTGAGAAATGTTACGACACTTTGATTTTGATTGTGAAGAAGCATTATGTTGGTAGAGCATTCCTGACAGTAGATGGAAAAGGTAAAATTGATGCTAAAGGTGTTGCTGGTAAAAGACGATCTTTTCCTCCATGGGCACGCGACGTATTCTGGAAAGTTGTGAACAATCTTTTAGTACAAAAAAATGTACAGATGGCTATTGATACAATGGTATCAGAATTTGAACAGTTGCTGAAAAAAGTGGTACCATTACACAAACTTGTACTGACGACAAAATTGGCCAAGAATTATAAAAATCCTGAACGCAGTATACCATATATTATTCAACAACAATTATTGACTAATACTGGAATTGCACCACAACCAGGTGAACGGGTACAATATGTCATTATTGTCTCTGATACGTTGGACAGTAAATGCGCATTATACAAAAAAGTATGCGCTTTGAAATTACTTGAACGAAAACCTATTGATTATACCTACTACATCAAAACGTTGAAACATACCATGCACCTCTTGTTTAGAGGGTATAATATTGATATCAACCCGTTGTTCAAAAAGATATTGGGTAAAAGTTACGCCATCACACACAATATGGCAATTCTCTCTGGTCATACAATCAACTCCAGGATACTGGTACGTCAAGCAAAAAATTCCAGAAAAACAAAAATGAAACAATTAAAACTTTGTTGACCATACTATCTTGCGCACCGACTTATAGCAATGTGGCTTCATTGTATATTGATTCAAGTTGCATTGTCCATTTATTAAATTTTTTGGTATCATAACATCGTAATTTGTATTTAAAATTGATGAGTGTAAAACGCGACAGTGTACTAATATACTATAAACAAATTGTGTACAGAACATTTGATTTTTTTGGTTTTTAGGAAATATGTTAATTTGAGGTACATGTGGTAAACACATGTATTTGTTCAACAATATATTAATATAATCAAAAACCCCATTGTAATTATATGAAACCTGTTTGATGTTTTGTGTCGCCGCACGCACATCTGTATATGTCAATGTGGGATCAGACATATGAAGTACGAACAAATTATTATAATATCTATATTTGGAAAAGAAAGAACAAATTGGTTTCAATAAGAAAGATTGCCTGGAATTGTCATGATCTAATATACATAATTGATGGTAAATTGGTAATTTAACTACGATACCAATATGACCAGGATGAATTTGTTTCAAATATCTACCACTCCACATTATGATATCACCTGTTTGAAATGATTGTATATCAAACATCTCACTTTGCACGGATACTTTTGGTAATTCAGCATTTGTGGCCAAAACCAAAATTAAAAAAAAAAATATGCTCAAGAAATTAGTCAAAAAAATCATAAATGGCATCAGTTTATTATACTAAAAACAGAAAAAAAAAACAAGTAAACCAACCAAGAGTTAAAGTAGTCGTCTATAACATAGGCACTGTACAAATACCACCGTTTAAACGATGTTCATATAGTAAACAAAAAAGACAATTTTTCTGTTATAATTGTGGTAGTCTTGTGCATAAAATACGCAAATGCCCAGTTAGGTAAATTTATATTGCATAATTTTGAGTAAAGTTGATGGATAAA